GAAACCGTCAGAGCCACGCGAGGAGGTGAACCCACTAAATGAATCCGCGTCCACAAAATCGAAACCCCAAAACCCGAAGCCAAAAAAGCCGCTCCTCGGAAATCCTCAGCCTCGAGTAAGGACTCTAAGCCGACCAGCAAATCAGCAAAGATTCCAGCAAATCGTCGCACTCGCTGAGGCCCTCAATTTGCCGCTCCTTCCCTGGCAGCAAACTGTTTTGGCTGACGCTATGAAAATCGACGAACGGGGTCGCTACATTCACAAAACAGTCGCGGTCATTGTCGCTCGACAATCAGGTAAAACTCACCTCCTCGTCATGCGAATTTTGGCAGCCCTATTTTTGTTTGATGAGAAACTCACAATCGCAACGGCACAAAATCGAGAGGTCGCTCGAGAGACATTCACAAAAGTTGTGGACATTATCAACGCGACACCCTGGCTGAGGTCCGAGGTCGAGACTATTCGCTGGGCTAACGGCCAAGAGCAAATCGTCACAAAGAGCGGGAACCGTTACAAACTGGTCGCACCCAATGGCGGAGCGCGAGGCATGTCCGCTGACCTTGTGATCATTGACGAATTACGCGAGCATAAAAATGAGGACGCATTTGCGGCTATGGCCTACACCCAGTCAGCCCGCCCCAATCCGTCAATGTGGCTTTGCTCGAACGCTGGAGATTCGACGAGCATTGTCCTCAATCGGTTTAGAGACCAGGCACAGCGACACATTGCTAATGGCAAACCGTCGAGCCTGTTGTGGCTTGAGTGGAGTGCCGAGCCAAATTGTGATGTGTGGGACCGCCGACAATGGTGTAACGCAAACCCAGCACTCGGCCACCTGATCCAGGAGGACGTAATCGAGGCCCGCATGTACGACGCAATTAACGTCGTCCGAAGCGAAGCATTAAGCCAATGGGTCGACACTTTACAAAGCCCCTGGGCCGACGGTGCCTGGGCAAACTGTCTCGAAATCGACCTCAAAATCGAACCAGGACAACCGACCTGGCTTGCTGTTGATTTTAACTGGGCAAGAACCGAAGCCGCTCTCGTCGGAGCGCAGCAACGCGAGGACGGAACTATCGCCGTCGGAGTTATCAAAACCTGGTCCAGCGATCGAGCAATGGACGTCCTCCCCGTCGCAGGTGAAATCGCAAAATGGGCCAAGCAATACAAAGCCCGAGCAGTCGCAATGCTCAAGGACGGCGCACTCCATTTGGCCCCAATGCTCGCCCAGGGTGGCGTCGCAGTATCCGTCCTCACCTTCCCCATGTACGCGCAAGCATGCGACGAACTACTCGCCGCAATCAACGGCGAACGACTCAAACACGGCGGCCAAGCATTGCTCACAGATCACATGAGCAACGTCGTCCGTGTGCCAGTCAATGATCAGGGCTGGAAAATTGGCCGCAAACAAAACACAGCCGAGGTTTATGCGGCAGTCGCAATCGCACTCGCCGTACACCACGCCACCCCCCGAATGAACAAGCCTCGGATTATTTCGGCATAATACGCGCGCCGCCGTCGGGTGTTTATGTGGGGAAGCATTACACTCGGCGGCGGTCCTACTCAATCGGGACCCTGCCTGTACCTTCCACGGGTAGCGCAACGCGGCGCGTGGCTCCGACCCCCTTGCCACGCGCCGCGACACGCGCGACAAATAACAAAACCGACAAACGCTTTGCGCTGTGCTATTAGAGGCGACAAAATACGCCCGTGGGTATCAGAGACACCTTAAACATGCTCCGCTTTGCCGAGCCTGAAACCGTCGAAGCGACCAGCGTTGCTCCATTCATTTATCCCATGAATGGTGCCTACCCGCTGTACCCAGCCGACGAGGTTATTTCGATTACCTATGACCAGGCAATGACCGTCCCCAGCGTTGCCCGCGCCCGCAACGCAATCACGACCGCGATCTCCAATTTGCCGCTCCTCAAATTTGCGTCAGACGGCACACAACTCCCAGCCTCGGGCTGGCAGGTACAACCTGACGAACTCGCTCCACGCCCCTACACAATCGCCTGGACGGTTTCCGACCTCATCTTTTACCCGTTCGCCTATTGGCAAATAACCCGCCAATACTCAGACGGATTTCCCGCCAATTTTCAGCGCATAGATCCAGTACGCGTCACCTGGCAAACAAACAACACAAACACCGTCATTACCCAATTTTTTGTAGACGGCCAGGCAGTCCCACAAGAGGGCGTCGGCTCACTAATCGTATTTCCCTCCGCTGACGGCGGCGTCCTCGCGAGGGCTGGCAGAACACTCCGCACAGCAATCGCCCTGGAGCGCGCCGCCTACAACTCGGCAACAGATCCAACACCTGTCGGCATTATCAAAAACTCAGGATTCGAGTTAGGCGACGACGAGGTTGTCAGCCTCCTCGCACAATGGAAGCAAGCCCGCCAGCAAAAAGCCACCGCCTACCTCAACCCACACCTCGACTATGAGGCCGTCGGATTCGACCCTAAGAGCCTCCAACTCACCGAAGCACGTCAATACATTGCGGGAGAAATTGCTCGCCTCATGAACGTGCCAGCGTCAATCGTCGGCGCAGACACGGGCGACTCCATGACCTACTCGAACGCCCAGGATTACCGCCGCGACTTGCGGGACTACTGTCTCAAAAATTATGTGGGCATAATCGAACACCGCCTCAGCGCAAAAGATGTCACCCCACAGGGACAATACATTCGCTTTGGATTCACGGAATACCTCCGCGGCTCAGACCTCGAACGCGTCCAGGTAATCACACAACTACTCCAGGCTGGCGTAATCACCGTAGACGAGGCCCGCCAATTTGAGGACCTCGTTCCGAAGGTCGGAGGTGCCAACGTATGAGCGAAATGTACCCAGAGGAAAACATCACACCTCGCCAGGATCTACTCGAAAACCAATTAAAAACAGTCGTGGAAACCTTCGGACCATTTGACCAGTCAACAGGCGCAGACGGTGCCCATTATGTGCCAGCGTCACCATTCGCAGCCGAGGGCATGGTTTGCTCATCATGCGTATTTTTTGAGGGCGGCAACCGTTGCGAAATTGTCTCAGGCGAAATCCTCCCCGAGGCAATCTGTAAATTTTGGATCATTCCCGAAAACCTCATCAACGCCTCAAGCAAGGGAGACACCCCAGGCATGAAAATCAAAATGAACGCGTCAATCCACGCAGCGGACGTAGCGCGCCGAACCCTCACAGGCAAAATCCTGCCATTCGGTGAGGTCGGTAACCCGAACATTGGCCGTACCGTATTTGCCGCAGATTCGGTCGCACTCCCAGCAAACCCAAGCGACGTCAAACTCAACGTCGAACACGGCGCAACACTCGTCGGCAAAGGACAACGCTTTTGGGTCCAGGACAACGCCATTTGGGCCGAATTTAAGATCGCGAACACGACCGCTGGTAATGACATTTTGGTCGAAGCAAGCGAAGGACTCCGAGAAAATTTCAGCATTGAGGTCATTGCCCGCGACTCTGTACGCGACGAGGCAGGACTCACAACAGTATTGGCGGGCGATTTAATCGGCTGTGCCGTCGTCGCCCGTCCAGCGTTCCAAGCCCCGATTACGGAGATCGCGGCAAAGGACAACGAAACCGAACCGTCAACCGACGGCGAGGCACAACCCACCCAGGAGGAAACCGTGGAAAACACCACGACCCCAGCCGAAGCCGTACAGGTGGAGGCAGCCGCGCCGTCAATCGGTTTGGCATTTACCAGCCCACGCGTCAACCTTGACATCACGGCTGGCCAGTACGCAATGACCATGCTCAAGGCCCAGCAGGGCGACTGGGACGCACAGCAGGTAGTTAATGCCGCTGTTGCCCAGGACACCCTCGCTGAAAACCCAGGCGTCGTCCCAGTCCGTTACCTCACCCAGGTTCTCAACATGGGTATCGTTGACGGCCGCCGTCCAGTAATCGACCGCCTCAACAAGCGCGCTCTCCCACAGGGCGGACAAAAATTTAACGTCCCAACCTGGGCAACCGCGCCAAGCGTTGCGGAAACCGCAGAATTCGCAGAATTCTCAAGCACCGACACCGCTATCAACGCAATCGAGGTGACCAAGAAAAAGGCAGGTGGCGTCAACCGTATTTCGGCTGAACTTATCGAATTCTCAGATCCGAACTACCTCGACGAACTTATCGCAGGTCAAATCGGCCAGTATTACCGTTACACCGACACCGCAGTAATCACCGCCATTAAGGCGGGCGCAGGTGCGTCAGGTGGAACAGGTTACGTCGCAGCAATCAACGACGGTATCGCAGACTCAGGCGCAGTCCTCCGCCGCGATCCTTCACTCTTGCTCGCAGGTTCGACCGCATGGGCAGGACTCAAGGGAGCAGTCGACACCGCAGGTCGTCCGCTTTACAACTCTTACAACCCAATGAACGCAGCAGGTGTCCGCATGAGCGGTGGCCTCGACGTTCAGGGCCTCGAGGGCTTTGTGGACTACAACGCAAGCGCAACCGATTTGCTTGTGTTCCATGCTGACTCAGCGACCTTCTACGAGAACGCCGCACCTGTCACGATTCGCCTCCAGTACGCAAGCGACGGAAGCGTTGAGGTTGCTACCTACGGCTGGTACGCAATCGCAATCAACAGCGCAACCTCTGTCCGCGCAGTAACCGTCTCCTAGCAGACCGACCAGGCGGCGGCTCTCCGTCCCTGACCGCCGCCTGGTCACCCCACATAAGGATTAAACAATGGCCCTCGCAACAGTCGCAGCACTCCGCGACATGCTCCAAATCGGCGCGCTCTACGACAACGCCGACCTCCAGCAATGCTGTGACGCGGCCGACGCCATTATCGAAAACCTGTTAATTCAGGACGTGTACGGCGTTACAGCCTGGTCACTCTCAGACAACGTGGCAACCCTCTATTTTCAGACCGAACACGGATTCATTGACGGTCAAACAATCACCGTCGACGGCGTACACGCACACGTCAACGGCTCAAAAACAATCACAAATCACACCGTATTTACCGTGTCATTCGCGGCAACCCACCCCGACCAGGATCGCGTAAAAATTTTGCCACACGGAAAAGCGGGAATTGTCACCGACTACTCAGGCAACGACAACGTCGTCCTCGCAGCACTCATGACCGCCGCCGACATTTGGCAAGCCCGAAGCGCAACCAATGGGCAAGCAATGGGAATTGACGGACAAATTTCACCGTACCGCATGGGCGTCAGCATTGCGTCACGCGTCAAAGGTCTAATCGGACGTTACATGAGTCCTGGATCTATGGTGGGCTAATGTCATTCCAAACCGTACGCGAAGCCCTCGCAACAGCCCTCGACAATCCAACAGCCTGGACCGTCTACGTCGTCAACCCTGGCACAGTCGTCCCACGCTCAATCGTTATCGAACCAGCGGGCACCTGGGTCTCACCACTAACCACAGGCCGCACCGCAGTCGAACTTGGATTCACATTGCGACTAGCAGCAAACACAGCCGACAACCTCGGGACACTCATTGCCCTTGAGGACATGATCGAGGACGTTATCGCACTCCTCCCGTCATGGGCACAATTCCAGGGCGTCACCGCCCCCCAATACGACCAGGGAGCAACAGGCGACCTGGCAACCGCTGACCTCACAATCAGCGTCCCAGCAACCCTCTAAAGGCAGGAAAAATGGCAACAGTCATTAACACGGGCGCGACACTCACCCTCACCATTGGAGGCGTCGCGCGCTCAAACCAAATCACAAACGCGGTCCTATCTCCAGCACCGCAACGCTCACGATTTAAGTTAATCGGCAACACCGAAACCCAAAAAGTTACCGACACTCTCGTAACTTTGACCTGCGACATTTTGCTCGACTGGTCTAGCGGCACCTCAGATTTTGCCGACGCATTGTGGACCGCCTACACAGGCGCACCCGATACGACCCTCGCATTTGTTTTGGCGTCAAACGGTCAAACCTTTACAGGTGCCCTCTACCCTGAACTCCCACCAGTCGGCGGACCAGCGGACGGCGTTCACACCTGGAGCGCAACATTCCAGGTCGACGGACTACCTACTAAGTCATAAGCCATGAAAAAACTAATCGTCACTTACACGGACGGAAGCAGCGCAACGATCACACCTGACGTCGACGCGCTCATTGCTTTTGAGGACGAATTCGACACATCACTCGACAATTTCGGGCGACGTGTAAAGCATGTGCTGTGGGTAATCCATTACATGCTCAAAAGGGAAAAACACACCGACCTCCCATTCGGTGAGTGGCTCCTAACTGTGGAAACTGCCGAACCTGCCGAGGACGTCAACACAAACCCCACCCAGCCGCAAGCCTGAACCACGCGCTCGTCATTTTGGCGATCGAGACAGGCATTAGTCCTAAAGAGTGGAGGGCTTGCGGCTGGAGGGACATTAAAACGGCAATGGAACTAATCGAGGAGCGTAATCGTGAGCATGACTCAAAAAGTCAACCTCATTTCGACCGACGTTGACTCGAAAGAACTCCGCAAAGTATTGCGAGACATTCCAAAAGAGGTCCAGCAAGAACTCCGCCGACGCAACAAACAGGACGCAGAAATCCTCAAAAACGACCTGATTCAGGCCGCCTACGTTGCGCCTGGCGCACCTGCGGTAGCAGAACGCGTCGCAAAATCTGTCACCGCAGCCAGCGACCGCAACATCAAAGTCAGCGTCGGTGGAGCAAAAAAAGTAGGCAAGCCCTACCGCTCACGACAAACCCAAAAAATCACTCGAGCGACGGCCGGCCGTCTCCTGTACGGATCCGAACACGGCGGCGTCGGTGGGGGCGTTGACAGTATCGGACGCACAAAGGGCAACCGATTTAAGTCACCACACAAAAAAGACGGCTACTGGATCGCTCCAACAGTAAAAGAATTTTCAGACGAATTGCTCAAAAAATGGGAGCAACGCGTAACCCAACTAATGAAGCAAAAGAGGTTTGACTAATGGCGTCCCCAAAAATTGTCATTAACATTGGCGCAAATACCGCCCGCCTCAAAAAAGACATGAAGCAAGCCGACAGCATTGTCGGCTCATTCACTAAAAATGCTGGCATGGCATTAACAGGCCTCGGCCTGGCAGCGGGTGCTGCGGCAATCAAAATCGGTGTGGACGGTGTTAAAGCCGCTATCGAGGACGAACAGGCCGCCGCGAAACTCGCTAAAACGCTACAAAACACAACCCATGCGACCGCAGCACAAACCGCAGCCGTTGAGGACTACATCACTAAAACACAAAACAGCACAGGCATTATGGACGACGAACTCCGCCCAAGCCTGGAGCGTCTACTCCGCTCAACCCACGACGTTACAAAAGCACAGCAACTCCAGTCCCTCGCTATGGACATTGCGGCCGCAACAGGTAAGCCGCTGGAAAGCACAACACAGGCAGTCGCTAAAGCGTACGACGGCAATTTTGCGGCTCTCAAAAAATTAGGTGTACCGCTCTCCGATACCGTCATGAAATCAAAAGATTTTAA